GTAACAGGTTCATTAGCAATCTTGCGGTATCCCTCGACGGAAATACCCTCGTCTTATTCCAGTACGTTGACAAGCACGGAAGAATACTCCATAATCTTATCTCCGAGAAAGTTGGATCAGATAGAAAGGTATTCTTCGTAAGTGGTGAAACAGATGTTGACATACGTGAAGAAGTTCGTAAGATCGTTGAGTCGGAAACAAACGCTATTATTGTGGCTAGTTTTGGTACTTTTAGCACTGGAATCAATATTAGAAATCTCCATAACATTATATTTGCTAGTCCGTCTAAGTCTCGGATAAGAAACTTACAGTCTATCGGCCGTGGGCTTAGAAAGTCTGATACAAAAGAATCGGCACAATTATTCGATATAGCAGATGACATGCGATACAAGAAACATGAGAACTATACTCTAAAGCATTTTGCAGAACGTCTTAAAGTATATACGGAAGAAAAGTTCAATTTCAAAATTTATAAGATTGAGTTAAAAGGATAAAAATAATGGAATCAGACATTCAGTTTCTAAGACTAAAAAGTGGTGAAGATTTAATAACGGAAGTTCAAGAAACTGATAAGACTATGGTTCTTATTAATCCTTGCAAGATTCTATACTTGAAAGGGAGCAAGACTGGATTTCTTTCTATCTCTCTTATGCAATGGGTATTTTCCAAGATTGCCCTAGATCAGACATTTGAAATAGATAAAAGTGAAGTTCTTTTTAAGACACTACCAGCTGAAGGAATGGTCGATCATTACTGGAATTCAGTTGAACACTTTTTAAGTGCTGAATCAAAAGACAACATCGAATATGATGATCCTTTATCGGATGAATCATATGAGGAAAAACTTGAAATGCTTAAAGAACTACTTGGAAATAAAGATGATAAAGGAAGCTTACACTGATGGCAAACGATAAAAACATATACCTTGATCTTGAAGATGAAGATGACTTCGGATTTACATTTGCTGATGAGAATGATATTGTTGAGGAAAATAAAGAGTATTCTTCTTTACAGGAACAAGTGGATGACCTGAAGCAGAGGCTGACTGCTGTTAATAAAATCTTTATGCCTCTATTGGAAAATCTAGCTAAAGATCCTGATAAGCCTATGATCAAATGGCCGAATCGTAAAGAACAGATCGATAAGCAAATCAAGAAGCTTAAGTCTCTAACTACCATTTAAAGTTATTCATATGATGGCTGACATAGCCTTTATACCACGCTGTCAAGCATTTGTCAATAGAAAAGTGAGATTGAATGAAAAAAGTTACAGTGCATTATGTAGACAACAAAAAGTTCTACGAAGAGATCCTAAAATACAGAGAGAATGTCCAGAAAGCAAGAGCTGAAGGTAAACAAGATCCACGTTTACCAGAATACATTGGTGAGTGTATTTACAAGATCGCAAAGAAACTTTCCACTATGCCAAGGTTCATCAACTACTCTTACCGTGATGAGATGATATCCGATGGCATTGAAAACTGTATAATGTATTTCAAAGATTACAATCCAGAGATCGGACAGAATCCATTTGCGTATTTCACACAAATCATATATTATGCTTTTCTTAGACGAATAGGAAAAGAAGAGAAGAACAGATATATCATATATAAGAATTATCAGGAAAGTATCGTCAACTCGGGCAACTCTGGATTCCTTGTAGATAATGATGATAATCACTTGATGCCAACTCAGATGTATGATAATATCAATGACTTCATGGCAAAGTTTGAAAAGAGAGAACACGAAAAGAAAGTAAAGCGTAAGCAAACAAAAGAAGGCTTACAGAAATTTTATGAGGAAGAAAAAGATGAGCAACGAAGTGCCGTTTCAGATTGAACACCTGATCAATAGCCTACTGAATAAGAAGGAAAATGTTCACTTGAGACAAAACTACAGACAAAGATTAGTTAGCATACAAGAAGCACTTGACAAAGCTGTAAAAAAGTACGATAATGAACTCTATATAGCTAACACTCAAGGAAAGAAAAAGGCATAATGGCCAAAGTAGCATTGATTACCGATACTCATTGGGGAGTCAGGAATGATTCCCCAATCTTCTTGGACTATTTCAAGAAGTGTGTGGATGAATTCTTTCTACCTACAATCAAAGCCAACTATGTTACCGATATCATTCATCTCGGTGATTTGGTAGATAGACGCAAGTATGTAAACATCAATACCGCATATCGTCTTCGCACAGACTTCCTTGAGAAGATCGAAGATGCTGGTATTCCGATGCATGTCATTGCTGGCAACCATGATGAGTATTATAAGGATACATATAAGATCAATGCTCTTGAAGAGTTGGTTGGTGATAGGTATGAATACATTACCACACATTCTACTCCTTACACTCTAAATATTAGTGCGTGTGAGATTCTGCTTATGCCTTGGATTACTAAGGATAACGAGCAACAAGCGTTTGACGCAATCAACAATAGCAAAGCACCCATTCTAATGGGCCACTTAGAACTGGAAGGTTTTGAGTTTTATAAAGGACAAGTATCAGACCATGGACAAAGTTCTAGCATTTTTAGCCGCTTTGTTAGTGTTTACAGTGGGCATTATCATCACCGTAGTAGCCGCAACAATATTCACTATCTGGGTGCTTTTTCTGAGCACATTTGGAGTGATTATAACGATCCTCGCGGGTTCTCAATACTTGATACAGAAACACTGGAAGTTACTTTCTATCGTAACCCTTTTAGTATTTTTCATATGGTATCTTACGATGATGTGAAGCATCCTGATATCATTGAGAAGATTCAGGCCACAGATTACAGCAAGTATAAGGACACATATGTTAAGATTGTATGTGTGAACAAGTCGAATCCATTTGCGTTTGATATGCTTCTGGAAAAGCTACATCAGGAATCTCCAGCAGATATCTCTATCGTTGAAGATATCAATATGTTTACCGATACCAATCCGGATGAGCTTGTAGATCAAGCACAAGACACTCCTACCATTCTCGACAGTTACATTTCTAACTTGACTTTACCTGTAGATAATGATAAGATGAAAACTTATATGCGTGAAGTATATGTGGAAGCTATATCATTGGAGAATGTGGAATGAACCCTGAATACGCACACATCGGTGCCGCCGATGATAAACTCATTGAAGAGATGGCCGAACTAACAAAGGAACTTTGTAAGGTCAAGCGTTTCGGTATGAGTGATAGGAATCGTGAGAACATTATTCTTGAGATTGGTGATGTTGAATACCGTCTCAACGAATACAAGCAACTCATGGGTATTCCATGAGTGAAGCAGAGATATCGGAAAAGTGCTATGCTATCCTGACTAATGAAGTTATGCCAAGAGCAAAGAAGTTAGGGCTAACACTAAATGAGTTTTGTGATCCTACAGCAGCAGGCGCATTAGCAAGACTTGAATACGATGGTATTATCACAAGGAATACTCTTAGAGAGATCCTTGATGAAAGAGTGAAAGAAATTCAAAAGAATGATAACATTCAAGAAGGTTAAGTGGAAGAACCTACTATCTACAGGCAACCAGTTTACTGAGATCGATCTAGTTTCCGCAAAAACAAATCTAATCATTGGCGCTAATGGTCATGGCAAATCCACTATTCTGGATGCCATGACGTTTGTGCTTTTTGGTAAGGCATTCCGTAACATCAATAAGCCGACGCTGGTCAATTCAGTGAACGGTAAAGATTGCGTTGTGGAGATTGATTTCAATACAAACGGTAAAGAGTATCGAATCATTCGTGGTATCAAGCCCAACATCTTTGAGATTTGGGTAGATGGTACGATGATCAATCAGGACTCGGCCTCGCGCGACTATCAAGAGTACCTTGAGAAGTTCATCCTCAAAATGAACTACAAAGCCTTCACACAGATTGTCATTCTTGGTTCTGCTTCTTTTGTTCCTTTCATGCAGTTATCCCCTGCTGATCGTCGTGCTATCATCGAAGGTCTGTTAGACATTCAAATCTTCTCGGTAATGAATGTACTGATGAAGCAACGAGCTTTGGAAAACAAGCAGGGCCTTGAGAAGAACCGTATCGAACTTTCTTCCAAGAAGGATCGCAAGTCTTTCATCGAAAAGACACTTTCTGGACTCAAGAAGAATAGCAAAGACAGATTGGATGAACTTGAGGAACAACTGAAAGATTATAACAACCAGAAGCGTAATCTGCTTTTGGAAGTGGAAAAACTTGTAGAAGAGCGCAAGGCTTTACAGGCAGATGTGAATGATCTGGACAATATCAAGAAACAGTTCCATGATGCCATCAAACTTTATACTCAGGCTGATACCGAAGCCAAGAGACTTGATACTGAAAAGGATATGCTAAAGGCAACTGACGAATGCCCAACTTGTAAACAACACATCGAAGAAAGTTTTAAATCAAGGCGTGTATTACACCTTGCTAATGAAATTGGCAAACTTTGTATTCACGCAACTACATTAGAAGGTAGTTCGAATAGATTGCTGGAAACTATTAATGAAAAAGAAAAGAAGGTAAAACGTATTCAAGGTATTACCGCTGATATCTCGGCCAAGAAACAGACGATGATGCACTTGGTATCAGTCATTAATGATACCGATGATGCTATTGAAAAAATTAATACGGCTGACAAGCTTGTTCAAGATGCAGAACAGGACTTGGAAACTGTAGACACGGAAATACATGTCCTACAGTCTATCCAGTCTGATTGGTTGGAAGATCGTAAGTACATTGAGACTGCACTGGCGCTATTGAAAGATGGTGGTATCAAGACCAAGATTATCAAGCAATACATTCCAATCATCAATAAGCTCGTTAATAAATACCTCGCTCAGATGGGATTCTTTGTAAACTTTAACATTGACGAAAACTTCAATGAAGTGATCAAGTCCAGATATCGTGATGAGTTTTCCTATGCGAACTTCTCGGAAGGTGAGAAGACACGTATTGATTTGGCGCTAATGTTTACTTGGCGTACAATTGCCAAGATGAAAAATTCCGTCAATACGAATCTGTTGATACTGGATGAAATCTTAGATGGAAGTCTTGATGCCAATGGCACTGATGAATTCCTAAAGATAATTCAGACCTTGACAGATGATACAAATACGTTTATAATATCGCACAAGACTGATGCAATTGCCGATAAGTTCGACAAGACTTACCGATTCGAGAAAATCAAAAACTTTAGCAGGTTAGTATAATGACAGTGAAAGAAACAGCAGAATACGATAACTTCCTTGGTAAGAAGGAAGAAGTTGCTAAACCAGCAGCACTCTTTGATATTGAAGAGACTGAGGAAGGTGAGCGTGAAAAGCTTTGGGTAGGAATGCCTGAGTTTGAACAGAAGGATAATCCTCCGTTCAAGACAATCTATGTTCACTTCCGTAACAAGGAAGACTTTGATCAATTCGTATCAAAGTATAAGAACCTGGATGAGGAACAGAATATCACACCTAAGACTAAGAGTATGTGGTATCCGCATCTTGATAAGGATGAAAACTCACTCAAGCGTTGGTTTGAAGAATGACGAATCCAGCTCATCCAGTTTATATCATATCAAAAGGTAGACATGAAAGCATGTTTACCTCGCGCTCACTCGCGCGTATGAAGATTCCACATTACATAGCAATTGAGCCACAGGATGAAAAGTTATATGACACTGCTCTTGATACGTTTAATATTCGGGATTACGTTACTCTGCTTGTTGCTCCTTTCAGTAATCATGGCGATGGACCCGGTCGCGCTAGAAACTGGTGTTGGGATCATTCAATCTCAATAGGTGCTGAGAAGCACTGGGTATGTGATGATAACATTTCAGATTTCTACCGTCTACATAAGAACCAACGCATTCGTGTGGAATCTGGTGTAATCTTCAAGGCCGCAGAAGACTTTGTTGATCGCTTTGAGAATGTTCCTATCTCAGGCTTTCAGTATCGGTTCTTCATTGCGCCAAATCAGTCATACTATCCATTCACGCCAAACACTCGTATCTATTCCACTCTACTCATCTCTAACGATTGCAAACATCGTTGGCGCGGCAGATATAATGAAGACACTGATATTTGTCTAAGAGTTCTAAAAGATGGTGACTGTACTATTCAGTTTAATGCCTTTCTGCAAGGCAAGTCTGCCACTCAAACTGTGAAGGGTGGTAATACTGCTGAGTTCTATCACGCGGAAGGTGAACTAGACAGAAGCAAGTGGCGTGAAGGTCAAATGAACGCAACTGGCACTGTGAACAAATCGCAGATGCTGGTCGATATGCATCCCGATGTTGCTAAACTTGTTTGGAAATATGGACGCTGGCATCACCATGTTGATTATCTTCCGTTCCAAAAGCCAGAGCGGGAACTGAATCCAGAACAGTTACAGATCCGTCGAAATCTCGGTTTGGGTCCAGAAGATAATCGGTTGAGATTGAAACCTGGTGTTGATCTTTCAAAGTTACCTAAGGTCAATAACTACGGTATGGTTCTCAAAAAGATATCAAAGACTTAGCCGAACCCAATAAAATCAATGACTTAGCCACCAGCCATGTGTCCATCGCATGGCTGGTATGCATTTTGACCACTTGTAAAACCGACTTGTCATCCCCATATATAGTACATGATGATATTGATCCTGAAACTTGAAGACTACCTTGCTTATAGCACCATGTATCGCACGTTTATTCCGCCGATACTTGCTCTTAAGTTGCAGATTCGCATTCATAAGATGTTCCCGCGTCTTTTTCCAGATCGACCGTCCAATCAATCTTATGATTGACAATCGACCCATATTCGTTTAAGATAAGTCCATAATCAAGAGGACATAATGGAAATTACTCACAACCATAACGCTAAGTCCCAGCTAGCCAAGTTGCTGGCTACGGAAAACATTACGGTGCAACATTCTGCATCGGCCAAGACCGCTTGGTTCGACGTTAAGAACCGCGTCCTGATGCTCCCTGTCTGGCGTGAGATGTCGGATGATCTTTACGATATGCTGGTCGTCCATGAGGTTGGCCATGCTCTCGACACGCCTGGTGAAGACTTTGTAGAGAACCTCAAGGCTATCGCAGCCCGTCTTGGAGAGACTTCCAATCGTGCTCTGGGTGCTATCAAGGGCTTTGTAAATGTCATTGAAGACGCCCGTATTGACAAGCGCCAGAAGCGCCGCTTCCCTGGGGCTCGTCGGAACTACATCAAGGGCTATGCCGAACTAATCGAAAAGGACTTTTTCGGTACCGCAACTAAGGACGTTAACTCTATGTCCTTTATCGACCGCCTCAACATTTACTGTAAGGGTGGCGTTATGCTCGGTATCAACTTCTCTCCTGAAGAGAAGGTAATGCTCCGTAAGGTTGAAGCGGCCGAGACCTTTGAAGAGGTTCTGGCTCTTACTGAGGAAATCTATCGCTGGTCTAAGCAGCAGATGGAAAATCAGCAGGAAGAAGAAAACGGCCCGGACATGATGAAAGCCAAGACTGGCTTCGGTGATGATTCCGAAGACGGTGAAGATGGTGATGAATTCGAGTTCGGCGATGATGAAGACGCCGAGTCCGATCCTTCGCAGTCCAGCCAGTCTATGTCTCAGGATGATGATGGAGACGGCGACGAGGATGGCGATGAGGACGAGGACGAGCGTAACGGTTCCGCTTCTACCGAAGACGGTGAGAAGGAAGACGCCGAGTCCGACGCTGGTACTGCTACCAACGGTGATGATGTTCCCGAGTCCGAGACTGAAAAGGCTTGGCAGGAAAAGCAGAATGACCTGGTTATCGATTCGGAATATGATTACGTCTATGCCAAGCTTCCGAAGATTGCAGATTATGACCGTACGGTTCATGACTTCAAGGTCGTGCTTGATGATCAGCGGGCAGAACTGGCTCGCCGTAGGTTTGATCCGGATTGGCTTCTTGCCGTTCGCAAGGAACTCAATCAGTTCAAGTCCAGCGAAAACTCGGCCATTTCATTCATGGTCAAGGAATTCGAAATGCG